GTTCCATTACACTGGTGAGTCCATCTCTCCCCTGCACCGCCACCGGCGACGTAATCAACGAAGGATCCAACTTGTCTATGCCATGATCACGCAACATCTGGCGTGCAACCAGTCTGACACATTGCTTCTCCTCCTCAGTCAGCGAAATCTTATTGGGCTCCATGTAGCTTGCCAACTCTGTAAGAGTGGCCCGATTACTGCAGTCGACTGGTTTCTTCACTACTGAATACTCAGTAAGCGGTTTATGCCAACCACACACAGCACTAGGCCACATGCTAGGACCAGTTCTATCTGCCCCATCGCGGCCAACCTTGCTCACGCCACAAACACCCATGGCTTGCATGTCCGTTTTAGCGTCCGCATAAGGCCCGGTGTCCACCGCAGCCTCTGCTGCTGTGATCCCCTTGTGCTTCTGCAGTTTACCAATGTGGTCCTCCAGCTCCTCGCGGGTAATCATCATCGAATAGCCCACGCTAATATGGGGTGACCCCGCCGTGTGCAGACCATAAAGTGTTGGCACTGTGTCCTTAAAAGAAAACAACACACTACCACAGTCGCCCATCCCAGTCTCTGCCTTGTATGACACATACTGGGTACACAAGTACTTTGCCCCGGATATCGGGCAATCGTACTGCTTGTGGGTTGCATAAATGGACTCCTGCACATCCACTACCTTGGCGTCGTTGTCCTTCCTGGTCAGCAAATGCAGACGGTAGCTGCGGTGTGCTGTCTCAGATCGGAATCGGTGCACTATTGTAGCGTTGGGACGCATATTGGGCACAAGGAACAACGCCATGTCCTGGTCTCTGCCCACCTTATCCTTCATGATGATGATGTTGCGACTAGAACGTGTGACCAAATCTTGGTCAACACGAACTGTTGCAGCGCTATTGCAGTGTGACAGCAACACATGGCTTACCTCACCACGACGGGAACGCGCTAGCGACAAATTCTCAATGTAATGTGCAGGCATAAGACAAATGTTTTCTTGCACAAAAAGCACTGAACCACACCTAATAACGTCACCGTTGCGCAACACAATC